TCACGCCGCGTCAGGTCGGGTGAGACGGCCTTTATCATCACGGGTTAGGTTCAGGTGAGACATCGGCTTACGGGTTGATCGTGACATCTCTTTAATCTGCCAGGCGGTGACTTTGGTTCTGAGCCATTTATTGGGTCCACCCATGTAAGCGCAATCTGGCTCAGGGAAAGGGTTCTCGTTTGGGGCTCTTTTCCTGTAGCGTTCGAGCGTACGTGAGGAAATACACAGCTGCCCGCAGATGTCTTTAGTGCTCATCAGCTCAAATTTATTCGTTGCTTTGCTCATCTTCGTTCTCCAAGGGCCCCAACCGGGGCCGTTTGATAATTCTTTATCAGGACGCCTGGCCGGGAAGGGCACGCAAGCGGCGCATGCCTGTCATTGCCGTGGCCACATAGCTCGCCTTGCGGTTCACCACCTCCACCCAGACCTTCACGCCTTCAACCTTCACCGTATACGTCTCTTTCATCTTGCTGCGCCCATAGTCGCCGTATCTTTGCTGGTGGGCTGCCAGCGCGATGTCGCATGCCTGACGCGCTAACGGGGATTGCTGGTTACCTCGGTTAATCAGTCGCATGGCCATCTCCTTCGATACGCTTAAACTTGATCACATAGACCCATGGGTTAGCGCGCCAGCTGTCAGAACCGTAGATAGACCGCCATAACGCTGCGTAAGCCTCTTTAACGTCACGTGCCGAGGAGCCAGAAATTCCCTCCGAACGTGCGTCTTCCTCACTGATATCGTTCAGCTGCTCGACCCGTACATCGGTGATCTCCAGCAGAATACGGCTGGCCCAGCGCGGCATGTGGATGCTGGGTGTCCAGCGGACATCCTCTGCCGGCGGCACGTTCTCGTAATGAGTTGGAACATGCGCAGGGTAATTCGCGCGATAAAGTTTCAGATCCGGCGCGCTTGCTCCAGCCTCTGCCCACGTCTCCCGCACCCAGATGCGATCACCGACGACACCGAACGGGCAATGGATTGCGATATCTTCAATTTTCGGCAACAACAGTCCGTTAAGAGGCCTGCTTAACCACATACCGGATAAACTTCCGCTTAATGTTCCCTCTGGCTGCGACTTGATGATCCGCCGCGTCTGCGTCTTCCGTCCATCGAGGATCGCCCGCACCATCTCACCGTTAAAAATCATTCCGCGTTCGATAATTTTCGTCATATCGTTACCGGGAGGGCGAACCCTCCCGCCCCCCTTAGGCCACATATTCCGGTTTCATATCATCGAGGGTGATGCGGTACTTATCGTGCAATTCATCACCCAAGTGCCGTTTAGCCGCCAAGAGCATCTTTTCAACTTCCTCGAAGCGTTCTCCCGCACCTTCCACTCCCGGTTTTGGAAGTGCTTTGATAGCTGTATCAACTTTGTTTTTCGCATTCACAAAGTGGTACCGGCGCGTAGCTTTGTTTTTCAGTTCGGTGTGCAATGCTGCACCCAGTACGGATTTAGAAGCATTGATGTCGTTTCCGACGGTAGTGGCATCGTCCAGAGTTTCAGCAGAATCAATCCGTTTACGGTATTCATCAGCCAAAGTGTCGATATTTACTGAGGACTGCTGCGCGTTCTGTGTGGTAGATAAGTTGTCATCAGTAATTTCAGTCAAACTTATGTGCTGCACAGGGGCAGGGTTTACCTCCCGTTCTTCACGCCGATCATCCAGCTCGTCCGGGGTATAAACGCCCAGAATCACATCCGGGCAGAACAGGCGGGCCCAGCGCTTCACTGCGAGATATGCAAGCTGCTGGCGCGGGTCGTCAGCCCAGAGCGTTGAGTTACGGGTGCGAGCCTGAGCCAGCAGTAAATCGAGTTCTCTCGGCTGATCTTCACCCTTCAGGGTTGCGCGGATAATAATGCCGATCCCGGCTTCGTCAGCCAGGGTCCAGCCAGGGACCCGGTACTCGCCTTTTTCGCCTTTACGAATATGGAATTTTCCAACAACTTTTTCCCATGGCCCGTACCACTCATATTCAAAGCGGCTGGCAAGCACGCCGCTACGCGAAATGACGGCATTGACCAACTGCGCTTCGTACCCGAGCACACCATTAATCAGGTGCGTCTTCTGTGCTACAGCAAAGGGATTCATCTGCCATTGTGCTGCCTGCATCGCTACGGCCATGCAATCGGCCTGATTGCCCTGAAGATGCTTAGGAACTGTCGCGGTGCCCTGAGCCATAATCTGCGCAAAAGTGCTGATGGCGTTAAGGTATTGAGAATCGAACAGTGCCACGTTGGAATTAATAACGGTGTTCTGATCAGCAACGGTAACGTTGGTATTTTGCATATATCCCCCTTATGCCTGAGTACGCAGCGCTTCGAGGCGGCGCAGGTCGAAGTCGTTCAGTTCGTCGGTGTAGTCGGCAGTGATTGGTGCTGGCCATTCACCTGTGTCGAATCCGGTTGCGATAGCGCGCATCGCTTTGCGGTACTCGAGCATGCCCAGCTCCAGCAGTTCAGCGGATGCCTCGATGATGGCGATCCAGTGGTAGTTCTCGTCTTTGTTGACGAAAATCCAGAAGAACTGGTCCAGCGCCGCGGTTTCGCAGTACATGGCTGCGCTCAGGTGATAGTCGCGGTCAATGATTTCCCGGTGCAGTCTGGCGCGCAGGCTTTCCTGCTTTACGTTCCACATGCTGATAGTTTTCAGGTCTGCGCCGATACGCACACCGTCCAGGTCGATCTCGAGGTCCGGGCGCACACGAACTTCCAGGCCCGTCTCCTCGTCAAAGCCGAAGTAACTCACCTCGACGGCACGGCTCGGGTGGGTCAGCAGCATGCTGGCGGTCGGGTGAGCCAGAAGCGCTTTTTGAATATTCAGTGCGGTGCCCAGCTGCTGGCGGGTAACCAGCACTTTCCCCTCCGGGTTATCGCGCCAGGCATCCAGCAGCTCGTCGGCAAACACGGCATCTGGTTTGACTGTCTTCACGGCCTGAATCAGATCGGCCTTAGTGCCAGATACTTTCAGCGGCTGTGGCTTCTGCGCTTCCTGCGCCACCATGTCAGGGTTGATGATCGCTAACTGCTCGAGCAGCGCGTCACGGCTGCCGCTAGTTTTAACCGGCGTCGGCAGGGTGGCGTTGTACTCTTTGATGCAGGCTTTCATTGCCGTTGCCGTCTGCTTCTGGTCTGCATCGATACGCTGGAAGTTAGCTGGCAGCGTCATATAGTTCTGCGCTGTTTCTTCCAGGCTAGCGCCCAGCGGCACCTGAGCGGGCAGCGTGGCGTTATGCTCTTCAAGAAATCTTTTGATATCGTCTGCGCTCAGCAGTACAGGCAGGCCGTTGTTGTACTCATCGATAAAGGTGCGCAGTGTCGCCGTGGTGGTGAATGCGCCTTCTGGGATAACCGGTTCAATGCTGAACTCTGCATCCAGCTGTTCAGGCTGCAACGCCAGCGCATGCACTAAGTTGCCCATGTCCAGAACTGCGGAGCGCTCTTTGACGATGGTTTTTTCAACGTGGCGCGCATTGAAGTACATCAGCGACACGCGCGCATCTTTTACCTGGGTAGAGCTGATGCCGTTAGCGGCGTGATAAACCTCGTTCGGAAGACCTTCATAGCGGCCTGGCTCGAAATAAGCAGGATATTCAACAGCTGGTTCTTCCTGATGCACTTCTGGTTCGTTTTGTGCCGATTCTGGTTCGTTCTGGTCTACTGAATCAGGAATTTGGGTTGCATCATCCCTGTCCTGGCTGGCGAGACTCGGCGCGCTGGTGGCCAGAATCTCAGCGGCAGACGGCTCTACGGTAGCTGGTTCCTCACCAGTGTCAGCACTGCTTTCACCTGGCTGCAATACGACTTTGCCCGGTGACAGCGCATCACAAGTCGGTTCTTCATTACTGTTATTCTCTTGAACCTGCACATTGCTGGTGGTCTCCACTTCCGTTTTTTCTGCTTCATTTGAGGCGCTCTGGTTGAGCAGGCCTTCAATGGAAAACATGCCGTTGCCCATACTTGTGATTTCCGGCTGCTCTTTCATTTCCTCAGCGCGGCGCGCACCTTCTTCACGAATCCGTTGTAAATTCTCTTCGTGAGTAGTGGTGGTCATACGGTGGGTTATTTCCCATTTCGGATCTGTTGGGTCGCTAATACCCTCGACAAATTCTCCACGTTCGGCTGCCAGCTGCTTGTCCACGCCTTCACGTGAAATAACTGGGGCGGCAGAAGGCAGCGGCATTAACTCGGTCGTGGAGTTGAAATTTGTGGTCATTGTTCGATTAACAAATTCCAGATGAGCAGCAGGGGTCTTGTGGATGTTCTCAGGAGCGATACGCACGAGATTGAAGATTGCTGTGCGGTTCACTGCCAGCACCCCCGGTTGATTACGCAGGATGTTGCTCCACGATTTCCACGGTTCCTCTTTTTTAGCGACGATCTCCTTCGCGCGGCGCAGCACGCTGCCTGGTATTTCGTGTGGGTTGAAATCCATGGGTAGCAGGGCGCAGGCAATTTCAAGATCAAGAGAATCAAGCGTATGGTGCGCCCCTTCGCCGCGGTCCGTTTTATAGCCCCCGTCAGCATTAGTACCGGAGTCAGTACGCTGCACGGCGCTGATGCGGTTACCTTTGGCCCATTCTTTTGTCAAAATTCCACGATCGAGGTGTGATGTTTCTGCCCATACTTGCGTAAACTTCAAAATCAGAGAGAGTTCGTGACGTTTCTCCATATCAAAAACGTCTCTGACGGCTCTGGTGTATTTCCACAGAAATGGCATATCCAGAGTCTGGATCTTTTCTACGCTTGCGGCTGCCAGCAGCAGGTTCTGGACGTATCCGTTATCAGTGTCCATTTCCAGCGTGCTTATTTCCTGATACTCCGCCTGCGTGAGGTGATAGCGAAGTTCATCCGACGTAAGCTGCGACAACAGCTGCTTGCGGAACGACATTTGCACGATCGGGTAGCGCGTGTTTTCGTCGTCGCCTTCGTCAATCTTCAGATCAGAATTGGTCGGAGGAACTGCATCAGCCTCGTTAAAAGCCTGTTCGTCGACGATTTCACCAGTAGACGTGTCAACGCCATTAACGACCGTGGCTTCGGCCATTTCCGCTTTTTGTGTTGCAGGATGCTCGGGCAGAGAAACCCCAGGGATCTGCTCCCAGTTCATTTTGCCTTTATCGAGCTGGTAATAATCACAGAAGGTAAAACTGATTTCGCCTTCCGGTGGAAGTTCGTTTACAACAGGGAAATTAGTTGCGACCGCTTTGTAATAGTCTTTAAATTTGCGACCGGACTTAAGCAGTAAATAATCCAGGGTGGCATTAGCGGTTTCAAAGTCCTCGCTGCACCATAAAACTGCATCAGGCTGACCAGATTGTTTTTTTGCTCTTCGAACAAGAAATACAGGGTTCGTGTTAGTCATGACACATAATCCTCTTATCGTGTAGACTGGAGGTGCCTGAAAGACACCTCGTATTTACCTGGGGATGTCCGGTTCGCTTTGGTCGGTGAGACCGGACAGGCAGGCCCACTTCGGTGGGCTTTTTAATGGACAGTGATGAATGCACGCTCCATGAAGTTGCGCTTGTGCTGGCGATAGCTGCCGTGCCCGCTCTTTTCACCATCTTTAATTTTCACGGCCAGCAGGCTGATAGCCTCGATAGCGCAGTGCGGACAGTCGAACGAGTCAAGAACATAACCCCCATCAAGTACGACGGTGGTTTCGCCGTTTTCAGTGGTATGAATCAGGCCAGATACTTTCTTGTCGCAGTTGAATAAAGCGATGCTTTTGTTAATTGCTTTCAGATTTAATTCGACTTTTACGATTTCCATAGAATGTTCCTTTTGGTTTATTCAGGGTGTAAGAATCCACGCCAAATAAATGGCGAATTTTTTTCAAATTACAGGGCTGCTAATTACGCTTCGTGTGCCATCTGGTCTTTTTCAGCACACTGTTTTGAGCAATACTCTTTTTCTTTACGGGCAAGATTATTGCCACAAAAATAAAGCAAGGTGCGTTTAACTTCTTTCCCCGTTTCAAAAGGCTTGCGGCAGTATCCGCATTCTTTCTTCATTTCCGCTCCTTACAGGCTTGCCGGGATCTCGCCGTTACGAATAATTCCCTCTACAGGCCAGCACTCACCATTCACGTTTTGCTCGATAGCAGCTGCCTGGCACTGTTGCTGGTTGTCATATACATCGATTACTACATCCTGCGATTCACCGTTGAGGGAGATAACAGTCAGAACCAGTGCAAATAAAGTGTTCATTACGGAGTACCCTTTTGAGCCAGTAAGTAACAAAGCTGGCGGATTCTGACTTTAATCCAGTTGAGGCGAACGGCCTGCTGCTGTGCTGGTTTGCGTGCAAAATCAATCATCTCATCCTCTTTGCCTTGTCGCCGGCCAGCGGAACGTTTATTACCTGACAACGATGCGCTTGTTGTCGATGGAGATAACAATACAAATATTATTTACATCTAGCAAGCGGAATGAAATATAAATTTTCAATTAAGGGTGTGTCAATGCATCCAAACTATTGGATGCAATGAAAAAAAAGATGTGATTTTTACTTCTGAATGCTTTGGATGATGTTGGTAACGTCATCCTTGAGGAGATCTAACTCTTTAAGAGTAGCTTTTGCGTGAACGATGAGGCGAAGCTTTTCAGCTTCAGGCATCTGGTTGAATAATGAGAGCAAAGCGATTTCTTTTTCATCCAGTTGCCGTGGAGGTTTATGCATGCTCAGGTCATCATCACCTGCATCAGGCGGCATAAAAAACCAGTGCTCTGGTTTACCTGTGGCAGCTGCAAGGCGTTTCAACCTTACACCTCGAGGCGCTGACTCACCTTTAGCCCATTGCTGAACTGCCTGGGGAGTAACCATGGCTCTCCTGGCTATATCAGACATGTTCCAGCCGAATTCATCTTTGATGAGCTGAAGTCGGTAGGCGAACGCTTCATGAGGTGCTTTTTTCATGGCATTCATTCTACAAGGTAGCCTTTCATAGTGCATTGCAAAGATTTTTTTCATACATGATTGAAAATAATATTTTCATGCTGTAATCTCATTTTTCATTCACTGAGGGCTGGATATGACCAAATCAATTAAACAGCGAGTATGCGATGTCATGACTCAAACAGAGATCGCCAAGAATCTTGGCACAACTTCTCAAGCTGTAAGTCTGTGGCTGAACCATGAGGTTCCCGCGCATCGAGTGCTACCGATTTGCAAGTTGTTGGGATGGAAAATCACTCCGCATGAAGTACGTAGTGACATTTATCCAAATCCCACAGACGGGCTGCCAAAACAGGAGTCTTGACCATGCATGCCATTTCATATCAACAAAATACCGGATTAACTCCGGTTGCGATGATAAATCGCAATCAGCCAGGCGCGGCAGATAAGCACGAACAGATCCGAGACGCCGTTCGTGCCTGGGCTGCGTCACTGGATAACCAGGATGTCGTTGCCGGGATCATCGTTGAGGAGTGGGAACGACAGGGCGGCGCCGGGCTGGAATTTCCCGAAGACCTGAGCCGTAAGCGTCAGAAACTCTTCCGCTGGCTCGATGGTGATACGGAGTATGCGCGCAAAAACATCAGCCAGCTGTCGCCCGCGATCATCGCCGTTCTACCGCTTGAGTTCCGTGGCCGCCTGGTACTTCAGGACTGCTTTATGACGCGTTATGCAGCGATGGAGAAGGAGATCGGCGAGGCGAAACGCGCGGTGATTTTGAGGGCGCCGCAGCATCAGCTGGTGAAAGAGGTGAGGGAGGGCATTGAACACCTGCTGGCGCTTCTGCCTGGGGAGGCTGTTGTTCAGGTTCTGAGTGGTCTCGCAGTCATGGGCCCGGGCGTCATGTGAGGTGCGCAGTGAATCATGTCGAATTTATTGAAAAGCACGTTCGCGAAGAACTTATCCGGCAGGGCTTCACCGCAGCTGTCGCGCAGGGGGGCATTTCAGGCCGTCGATATGTACAAGCGAATGTCTCAGGCAAGTCGTAAGGGGAGAATTTTCGATGATGTTTTGCGTCACGCGAAGTTATGGGCAGAAAAACAGACAGTGCCGGCAGATCGGTTTGAGCCGAAGCGCATCAAGCGCGGTAAGCAGCAGGGGCTGTTCTGAAAGGGTGAAAGCCGCGGTGAGGGGGCACCAACGGCTTTCGGGTGCAAAAACGGGACGTAATTGCGAGGTCATTATGACAAACGCATGTACTAAACACCAGGCTAAAGGGGCATAGCATGTCAAATGTCGCTTATGCCGATTTTGCGGCACGTAGTGCCATCAGGAGCAACCGGATGGAGAACCAGAAGACCGGATTCATCCCGTTGTACCGGAGCGTACTGAAGAAGCCCTGGGCGAAAGATGTGTTCCTGCGCACGTTGTGGGAGAACCTTCTTTTGGGTGCTGCACGTCAGCCCTACACGGCGAACTTTAAAGGCCGTCAATGGCCCTTACAAACCGGACAACTGGTAACCACAACGGCCGATTTGGGGCTGAAATTATGCGACCGGGAAGGGAAGCCGAGTAGTCGCCACGCCGTGGACAGGATGCTTGATGTTTTCGAGCGCGAAGGAATGATTTCTCGTTCTGGAGAGAAGCGAAAAGGCACTGTGATAACCATCACAAATTATGAGCAATACGCTCAAAAAATAGACGATTTACCCGCGCAATTCCCCGCGCATAACGGCGAGCATTTCACCGCGCATGACGAAGCCAGTAGTGGCGCGGCTTGCGAGGGTCATGCCGCGCATTTACCCGCGCATAAGACCGCGCAATTCCCCGCGCATCATGAACAACAATATAATAACAACAATATAAATAATAAGATCTCTTCGTCTCGGAATTCTGAAGAATCCCGAAACGAGGCGACTCAAAAATTCCTCTCTCGTCACCCTGAAGCTGCTGACGGAATTTACACCCCGGCAGGTAAATCATGGGGAACTGCTGACGATCTCAAAGCTGCTCGCTGGATTCATTCTCTGCGCCTGACCGTCAATGCCAGCCTGAGCGAACCGAAATGGGTCGAATGGGCTAACACAATCCGCCTGATGCGCGTCCAGGACAAACATACGCATTTCGAGATATGCGATCTGTTCAAGTGGGCCAACAAGGATGATTTCTGGAAAGACAACATCCTGAGCCCGTCAAGCCTGCGCAGGAAGTGGGACGACCTAACTACCAAGCGCCTGCGCAGCGCTGGACAGCCAACGAAAACCACTGCGAAGGGCAAGGTCGATTTCAACAACACAGACTGGATTAACGGGGTGTTCGATGAAGAGTCTTTCTGAGCATATGGTCAGCATAGACCGTGAAAATTTTGCTCGCATAGCACGCGGCATACCTGAATTGCCGGATGCGCAGGACACGCCCGCCGAGCAGACCGCTGAAATCTTCAACGCGCTGTTTAGCGCCTTGCGTGCAGCATTCCCGGCCAGCGTGCATAGCTTCAGCGACCAGTCTGAGTTTGACGAACTGCGCCGCCAGTGGGCTCTGGCATTTCGTGAAAACGGGATCACCACCATGGAACAAGTGAACGCCGGGCTGCGCATTGCACGTCGCAAGGAACGCCCGTTCCTGCCGTCGCCAGGTCAGTTCATCGCATGGTGCCGGGAAGGTCATGGCGCCCTGGGTATCACCGTTGACGATGTCATGTCCGAATACTGGCGCTGGCGAAAGCTGGTATTTCGCTACCCGACCAGTGAGCAATATCCGTGGAGCCAGCCCGTGCTCTATCACATCTGCCTTGAACTGCGCAGACGCGGTACTGACGGCCAGCTCAGCGAGAAAGAACTTGTTCGTGTTGCTGGTGATCTACTCCACGACTGGGAAATTCGTGTTCTTGATGGAAAGCCTGTCCCACCAGTACGCCGGGCACTAACCGCACCAGCTCAGGATCGAGGCCCGACTCCGGCGCAGGTGCTGATGGCGAAATACAAACAGCGGAAAGACGCTGGACTGATTTGAGAGGAAATCACATGGAAACCGTAATTCAGGCACTGGAAAAAATGGGGCGGGCGACATACCGCGAAGTTGCTGACCGTCTTGAAATCGACCCGGTTGATGCGCTCACCATGTTACGTGAGCAGCGTGATCAGGGGTTATGCGATTTTGGCGATGGCGGCTGGTTCCTCGGTACCGTGACAGGTCAGCCTCAGCAGTCAACGCCAAAGGCTCCTATGAATCCGTCCCCGCGTCTGAAAGGTGAGGAGCCGGAACCCGTTGATCCTGATGTCGTCCGACAGCAGCTGCGTGAGCAGGGCGCAATGACGACAGTTTCGCTGGCTGCGGCCGTCAATCGCAATGCCCGCGGAATGGTCTCTGTTCTTCGCGCGCTGGAGCGCCAAGGCGTTGTGGTGAAGAACGGGAAGGGCAAAGGCGTTACCTGGTCCCTTGCTGTTGTTCCAGAACCCGTTAAGCAAGAACCGGTACCGGAGGCACCTGCCGCGCCGGAAGAAGCAAAACCAGTCGAACAGATCGTGAGAGAAATCCCCTCGTTCACCGAAGGGCGCGCCGCAGTCGAAGCGGTACCAGCGGTGCGGGACATTTCTCGCGAAATCCGCCGCACCAGAAACAAGCTGGAGCAGCTGACCAAACTGCGTGACGCGGTTCGTGTTATTGGTCGCCACAGAAATCTCGTGCAGCAGCTGACAGGGAGGGAATAACCGATGGCCAGAAAGAAAACCGACAGAGAACGCGCCCTGATCATCAACCGAATTATCGAACTGGTGAAGGAGCAGGGGCGCATCACCACGAATGACGTCGTTGCGATGTTCGGCCTTCACCGGACCACGGCGGAGAAATATCTTCGCGTAGCGGTAGAGCAGGGTGGCCTGGTTCGTCACGGGCGCTGCGGTATCTTCCGTGACCTGCGGGCAACAATCGACTTTGACCTGAAACGTTTTTCGCACAACAAGGCGGCTGCATGAGCACAATTACCAAAGAATTCACCAAAGAGCAGTTGATTGCGCGTACAGAAATGCGACTCGCTATGGTTGCCGGATTCCCTGAGAGCAAGCTGGCGCAGATGGATAAATGCCTGGCTAAAATTGCGCAGGCAGTGTTGAAGGCCGAGCCGTTCCTGTATGCCATTGCTGATTCGGAAGGCGAGGCGCATTTAGATGAGTTCTGCGTTGCTTATGGCGAGGATGCCTTAGTCTCAGAAATTAGCGCCCTCAACGAAATGGCAGAATCACCGGGAGAGGAATACAAAGCGGTACCTGTGTACCGGCTACCAATGCTGGAGGGATTGAAGTGATGAATGCGCCCCTAAGAGAATGGCTAAATCAGACTATCGTGGAGCTTGAAGAAGAGCGCGATGCGACGCCAGGCGCAGTAAACGAAGATGCGACTATGGCGCTGGCTGCGATGAAACTGGCGTTGGCATCGCTCGAAGCAAGGAGCCGCAAACTTTTCACCTGTAGCGCGTGTGGCGCAGAGGGTTTGGACGAGCCATTAGAGTCGAAGTGCCATTGCAATGAGGATGGCGCGCACTGGATTGAAAGTGTTGTTTACACCGCTCCGCCAGCGCTGATGTTGCCGGAGGAAATGCCAAAAGGCCTGGCCGGTCAGATTATCAGCCTGTTGGCGCATAACATTGGCGATAAATTTTTGGCACAGAAAATCTGGAATGTCTGCCGCGCTGCCGCAAAAGGAGAGTGAACATGTCCGAGAAAATAATACTCGATATGTGCTGCGGTTCCCGCATGTTCTGGTTAAACAAATGCGACTCTCGCGCTGTCTTTACCGACATTCGCAGTGAGGAGCATGAGCTTTGCGATGGCCGCCGTCTGGTTATCAGTCCTGATTTCATTGCTGACTTTCGCGCGCTGCCGTTTGCTGATAACACCTTCCCCGTAGTGGTGTTCGACCCTCCTCATCTTGAACGAGTTGGTGAAGCTGCCTGGATGGGTAAAAAATACGGACGATTGAACAAAAAAACGTGGCGTTCTGACCTGCGCGCCGGTTTCAAAGAGGCATTCCGAGTATTGCGGCCACAGGGTGTACTCATTTTCAAATGGAACGAAACTCAGATTCCAGTTAGCCAGGTTCTGGCGCTGACGGATGTAAAACCAATAATTGGTCAGCGTACCGGGAAAAATGACAAAACCCACTGGATATCCTTCGTTAAAGACGGTGAGCCACAGAACAACTTTGACCCGCAATTGCAGTACGCCACGAAACGAATTATCGAGCTGGAAAACCTCCTGCTGGTGGACGTGCAGGATACCGTCTGGCCTGACGAGGTCGGAATGGTATACAGCCAGATTGAAAACGCCGGGGATCTCCCGGCACACCACCAGCGTCGCTTGAAACATCACATCAACCGGATGTGGCTTGAGAAGTTGCCGGTACCGTCAATTGTCGTTGCTGCCCGTTCGCTGGCCGCCGCCATGGAGGAATACGCGTGAGAGAAATTATTGTCGATAACTTTGCCGGCGGCGGCGGGGCGAGCACAGGCATTGAAATGGCTATCGGGCGCAGTGTGGATATTGCGATCAACCACGACCCGAACGCCGTTGCGATGCACACCACCAACCACCCCGATACGCTGCACTATTGCGAATCTGTGTTTGACGTAAACCCTCAGCTGGCGACCGCTGGCCGCCCGGTGGGGCTGGCGTGGTTCTCCCCGGACTGTCGCCACTTCTCGAAAGCCAAAGGCTCGAAGCCGGTGGAGAAAGAGATTCGCGGTCTGGCGTGGATCGTCATTCGTTGGGCGCTGGCGGTGCGACCGCGCGTGATGATGCTGGAGAACGTGGAGGAGTTCAAAACGTGGGGTCCGCTCATCGTATCGGCTGATGGTGGGCAGCGCCCGGACCCGGAACGCGCAGGCGAAACCTTTGAAGCGTTCTGCGGCATGTTGTCCGGAGGTATCCCCGCCGGGCATCCGGCGCTGGTGGAGTGCTGCGAGTTCCTGGGCATTGCCGCCGACGGCATGCAGGCGCAGCAGCTGGTGGCCGGGCTGGGTTATGCAGTCGATTACCGCGAACTGCGCGCCTGTGACTTTGGTGCACCGACCATCCGGAAGCGGTTCTTCATGGTCATGCGCTGCGACGGCATGCCTGTGACCTGGCCGGAAGTAACCCACGCGGATCCGAAATCTCCAGCAGTTCATGCTGGTAAGCTGGCACCATGGCGAACAGCTGCTGAATGCATCGATTGGTCGATTGCCGCGCCGTCTATTTTTGGCCGTAAAAAGCCGCTGGCAGAAAATACTCTGAAGCGGATCGCCCGGGGAATTCAGCGTTTCGTCCTGGGCAATCCGACGCCGTTCATCGTGAAGTGTAACCACACCAGCACCCGTTCGGGTTATGACTGCTTCAGAGGACAGAGCCTGAATGAGCCTTTGCAGACCATCACAAAAAAACACGGCTACGCAATCGCAGTACCGCACCTGACGAAGTTCCGCACGGGCGCCACCGGGCAGGAAGTAACTGAACCGGTACCGACGATCACCGCAGGTACATCGAAGCGTCCGGGCGGCAACGGGCATGCACTTGGCATGGTAGAAGCCGCACTTACACCTTTCCTTGCTGGTAACGGCGGCAGTGAATATCAGGCAAAGCAGCGCCCGCTGGAAAAGCCTGCGCATACAATCCTGAAACAGTCACGGGCGTGCGTTGTTGCCCCGCTTATCGCCCGGCAGTTTGGCGCCAGTACAGGACATCGGGCAGACGAACCCAGCGCGACAATCACCGCTGGTGGCGGCGGCAAATCGCAGCTGGTGATGCCTACGCTCATTCAGATGGGCTATGGCGAACGCGCGGGGCAGGAGCCGCGCGTGCTGCAACTGGATAATCCGCTTGGTACCGTTACGGCAGGCGGCAATAAATTCGCCACTGTGAGCACGTTCCTGGCGAAGCACTACGGCGGGAATTACCAGGGCGCTGGTGTGGGCAAGGACGAGCCGATGCACTCTGTGACAACCGTCGATCACCATGCTGCGGTAACCTCTCATCTGGTGAAGCTGCGAGGAACCTGCCGGGACGGACAGCGCACCGACCAGCCAATTCCGACCATTACCGCTGGTGGCACGCATGTGGGAGAGGTGAAAACCATGCTGGCCGTAGACGGATACGACGAGCAGCGCGCGCAGCAGGCGCTGGAGTTCCTGCGCGAATATTGTGGCCCGGACAGCACTGGCCTGGTGACGCTGGATGGGGTGGTTTATCGCATAGTCGATATTGGCATGCGCATGCTGCAACCGCATGAGCTATACCGGGCGCAGGGCTTCCCGGAGTGGTACATCATCGACCAGGATTTCCGGGGCGTGAAGTACGCGAAGGATAAGCAGGTGGCACGTTGTGGAAATGCAGTTCCTCCGCCATTCGCTGAGGCGCTGGTGAGGGCGAATCTCCCTGAACTTTGCCAGCCGAAAGAGATTGCAGCTTAAAATCGTCTGATTATTCAACCCGCTACGGCGGGTTTAATTTTTTCCTACTGACATGAAATTAGCATTTTGTGCTCTTGTTGCGTTGACCATTTTTCCAGGTAGGTGTACTGTATAAAAACACAGTAAATGCAAAGGAGGCCACCATGAAAGTTGAATTAACCATTGATCGCACAAAGAAACTTCCAGATGGAGCAATGCCAGCGCTGGAAAAAGAACTGCTAAAACGGCTCCGGAATCAGTTCGAGGATTGCAGTCTGGTTGTTCGTCGTGCTGGTTCGGATGGGTTAAGCGTTTATGGTGGGGCAAAGGAAGCGAAGAAGACGGTTGAAGGTATCCTTCAGGAAACCTGGGAAAGTGCAGACGACTGGTTCTATTAAGGGTGTACTCAGGGGTAGCGCGCATTTTCAGAATACCGCAATTTGCGAATCCCTTTGATGCTGCTGCCGACAATTTCTAATCGCGTCTGTATGTCGCTCAGGGGGATTCCGTGGAGGGTGTAGTTCAGTCAGATCTGCGAGTGACCATAACCGATGGGAAAGGAAGGGAGTTGCTGTCCTTCAAATTGGGGGCGGAAGAGCGCTATATAATTTCCACCAAAGATAGCTCCATAACTCACAGAAAACTAAGCAGGGATGATCGTTACTGGTCCAAAGAAACCATTATGGAAGTTGTAAGGGAAATGGCTTCTAAAAATTGACTTGTCACTACGTACGCAATCATAATTCTTGAGCTGGCCTGAACAACCAGCAACCTGACCGCGATGCGCCACGGAGTGAACACCATGGCGCAGTTACAACTCATCAAGCAGTCCTCAGGGATCCTGATCCCGGCTACGCCGGAGACCAGCGATTTGCTGCAATCAAAAATCAAGCTCGGCGCCGTGCTGGTGGCCGACTTCAAACAGGTACGCAATCCTGCGTTTCATCGCCGCTTCTTCGCTCTGCTGAATCTGGGCTTCGAATACTGGGAGCCTACCGGCGGCGCAATCTCCTCCAACGAGCGCAAGCTGGTTATCGGCTACGCTAAATTCCTGGCTTCCTATGGCGGAAACGAAGGCGCACTGCTCGATGCCGCTGAGCACTATCTTGAGCAGGTTGCGAGCCGCCGCGTAACAAACGGGATCAGCCTCTGTAAATCCTTCGATGCATACCGCGCCTGGGTGACTATTCAGGCCGGGCATTACGACGCTATCAAACTTCCGGATGGCACACTTCAGAAGCACCCACGCAGTATTTCATTCGCCAACATGGACGAATTTGAGTTCCAGCAGCTGTACAAGGCCGCGCTTGATGTCCTCTGGCGTTGGATATTATCCAAAGCATTCAGGGACCAGCGCGAGGCGGAGAACGCCGCTGCGCAACTCATGAGCTTCGCGGGGTGACGGGGATGAAGAAGACCTGGTTCCATCATACCGATTGTACAACCCAGCAGGCCGAAGAACTCATGGCGGAATACCAGCGCCGCGGCGTGAAGGTAGAGCGCAACCTGAACTCAGATTATCTCACCTGGACCGTCAGCGCCCGGCTGCCTGAAGGTAATAAACCACCGCGTATAAATCGCCGGTGGCAAAACCGGATATGGGGGTGAGCATGGCTATTTATCGCAGCAAAAAATGGCTCGCCGCCGTCGGGCAGATCGAGCGTTGTGTTCTTTGTGGAGCATGGGGGACGCAGGTGGCACACCGAAACGAAGGGAAAGGCATGGGATTAAAAACCGATGACTGTGCGACAGCTGCGCTCTGCGTTTGCTGTCATGACAGCATTGATAACGGGAATAAGCTGAACAGAGAGGAGCGTCGGCAGCTTATGGACCGCGCGATTGTTCTGACAGTGATTGAAGTTGCCCGCCGCGGGCTGGTGGTACCCGCATGAAAATTTACGAAATTACGCCGATTGGCAAGCCCCGAATGACTCAGCGTGACCGATGGCATAAACGGCCAGCAACAGCAGCTTACTGGGCATACAAAGAACAGGTCCGGTTGCTGGGCATCCGCCTGCCAGATTCCGGATATCACGTCACGTTCGTTATCCCCATGCCAAAGAGCTGGAGTAAGACGAAGCGGGCGCAATATGTCGGCCGGCCTCATCAACAAAAGCCGGACAAAGACAATCTGGAAAAAGCTCTGCTGGATGCAGTGTTTGACGAGGATAGCCATGTCTGGGACGGGCGGGTTACCAAAATCTGGGGAGAAACCGGGCAAATTATCATCGGGGAGGCCACATGAAGCCAGAAACGCTTGAGGTACTCCGCGCGCGCTGGCAGCGCCTTCGGATTTACCGCCGCCCGGGATCGGTGCTGGTGGACTACCGCATCCTTCGTAATTTTATTCGTATTAACCAGTTGGCAGGAGCTGCAATATGAACCTCGAATCAATCGCTAAATATTTCGCGCCAAAATCACCGATGTTCAGTGACTCCTCGAGGGCGACTGCAACCGATAATTTGACCGGAACTGATGTTATGGCCGCGCTTGGACTGGTTAACGCCAAGTGTGGGTTTGGATTCGATTTATACCTTGCAAAAATTGGTATCAGCAGCCCTGACCGGGCAATGGAGGCGCTTTATGGAGCATCGTTGGACCTATGCCGACGCTTTAAATCAGTTACAGAACTCGATGAAAAAGTCCGGCAGCGCGTTCTCGAAATTATGTGTGCTTTTGCATACCAGGATTACGCCCGTAGTGCGGCAAGCGTTCGCAAATGTGACTGCTGCGATGGTAGCGGCTTTACCGAAGTCGAGGTATTCACCAACAAAATCCAATACCCTGACGGCAAGCCGCCAAAATGGGCGAAAGTTACAAAGGGTGTTTACCCCTCATACTGGGAGGAGTGGAAATCAGTTCGGGAGAGAGCGCGCGTTCTGTGCAAAGCGTGTAACGGCAAAGGCGTTATCAGCAATGCGTGTCGCTGCCACGGGAAAGGGAAGGTGGTGGATAAAAAAAAGACAGAGGAACAGGGCGTGCCGGTCATGAAGGTGTGTGACCGTTGCACGGGGAGAGGTTACGCCCGGTTAAAATTTTCCAATGTGCTGGAGGGCGTCCGCACCGTATGGGATGTAAAAAAAACCACCGCTTACGGTCAACTGCAACCGCTGTTTGAATTGCTGGTGGAAGAATGCCACAGGCAAGAAGGTTATGCAGACAGCGCCTTAAAGTCAGTTACGATGTAGGCTGATTTTCTATAAAGCTCAATTGTCAGAGAAAAAAGGTGTTGAGGTCTGCGGAATTTTCGGCTAGCATCAACTCTAACGCTGGGAATCCGTTCAATCGTTTCGACCAGCATAAAAATTCAACCCTGTGGTTAATGCCGCAGGGTTTTTCATTTCTAAGGCTGCCAATCGGCGGCCTTTTTTATTTCCCCACACAGCACCCGCACATAGCGAGGTGAGAGACCATGAAAATGAATGATTCAGGGAACATCTTCACGCAGTTCTTCGCGTGGGTAGCAGCTCTGGCGTCAGCCATTGGATTTACCACTCAGGATCTGGTGTTCATGTTCTTTGGCGCTGCTGGTCTGCTTATCTCGCTTGCTTCCTACATAAACGGGCGGGTGGATGCAAACCGCAGGCGTAGAGAGGATGAGAAGCGGACAAAAATGGTCAATGACTACCTGAAAGGCGTAGGTGATAAACCCCTTCACGAGCGTCCTGCTGCTGCAAGCGTGGTCGTGGAGGCATTACAAAAGGAAAGTGAGTGATGGGAACCAGAGCAAAATTGAGTACTGCTGTTCTGGGGCTGGTGCTAACTGGTGCGCCGGCATCCATCATTCTCGATCAGTTTCTGAATGAGAAAGAGGGTAACAGCCTCACGGCGTACAAAGATGGAAGTGGTATCTGGACTATTTGCCGGGGCGCCACAATGGTTGATGGTAAATCGGTGGTCCAGGGCATGAAGCTGACACAGGCGAAATGCGACCAGATAAACGCCATCGAACGGGATAAGGCGCTTGCGTGGGTTGATCGCAATATTAAGGTGCCGCTAACCGAACCGCAGAAAGCCGGGATCGCCTCTTTCTGCCCGTACAACATCGGACCGGGTAAATGCTTCCCGTCCACGTTCTATAAGCGCATCAATGCTGGTGACCGGCAAGGGGCATGTGAAGCTATTCGCTGGTGGATTAAAGACGGCGGCCGTGATTGCCGACTAACCAAAGGCCAGAAGAATGGCTGCTATGGGCAAGTCGAGCGGCGCGATCAGGAAAGTGCGTTGACATGCTGGGGGCTGGACCAATGAAAATTAATTCTGGTCTTATCGGCGTTGTCATTATTGCTGGTCTGTCTATAGCGCTCGCAAAGAGTTGCTCAAACGCCAGTAGCCTACAGAGCGATAACGACGTTCTGCGAAGTGACAACTCTTTGCAGGGGCAGGTAATCGCCACCCAGGCATTCAACTTCAATCGGTTCAATCAGGTTGCAGAACATGCCTATAAGCTTAACTCCCTGATCGACACCAGCACCGAAGAAACCGTAATCGAATACCGGGAGATTCTCCGCCGTGAAAAAACCTGTGATCTGCCTGTTCCTGCTGATGTCGCTCGTGGGCTGCTCGAATACGCGCACCGTTTACGTGCCAGCGCAGTGCACGCCGATACCGACGGACCTGACGCAGCCGATGATAGTACCGATGCCGCCGGCTCAATAACGTACTGCCAGGCTGTGCTCTGGATTAAGCCGCTGCTGGCCGTGATTGAGAAGGGCAACAATAACCTGGCTGGCATACGGCAGATTGAAAAAGAGCGCCAGTAAGCTTTTAAAAAAGCGTGGCAGGCGAACAACCAGAAACCAACTGAGAAAAAACTATGAGCGAAGCTAAACCGCAGGATGGCACCACCGTTAAAGGCTATCGAACCTTAACGCCGGGTGATATTGAGCGCATGAATCGCCTGAAGGGTGTCAGCCGACACTTCTGTAATTTACTTGATACAGAGCGTGAGCATGTCAACGATGAGCAATCTGCTACCGGCAACCACTCAGCTGAAGCACACGAAGCTGCCCGCTGTCTCGCCATTGCGCGCACCAAAATGCAGGAAGCCTGCATGTGGGCATGTCGTGCCGTAGCCCGTCCAGACGCTGACTGTTAACCATTACAAAGCTCATCCGCTGGGCTGGTGGGCTTGATAATGGTTATCCCTTAGAGAGGATAAAACGAATCATATCCCTTTGTGGGGGTGAGGGGAAGAAAGCCGCTCATATAGCGGCTTGTGGAATGATCACTTTTGCGTGCCCAACAGAGCTGCGACCTTCTCATCTAATTTTGCTCGGTAACCATCTGGAACGGGATGATCAAACTCGATTTTATCCCCCTGAGCAATACTTTCGAGGTATATATCACCAAGCTTAGTATCCTTCCCCGCCAAGCCACTTAAAGCGGTTGATAAAACCGCAATGGCAACACGGGATGCGTGTGCGTCCAACTGCATCTTCTCGATAATGTCTTCGAGGTGGGAAATCTTTTGTTCTGCATCTGACATGGCTACTCCTTTGCATCAAATCTTCTAAGGTTGAAACATGGCATTCACCGACAAAAAAAGAGAGAGAAAGTCTCGATTACTTCGATGATTGTTATGGACAATATCCACGTATTAATTTTTAAAATCCAGAGGAAAAAATGGCAAAACCGGACTGGGGCGAGCTTCAGCAACGGTTCCTGTCCGAACATGCCGCAACCGGCGTATCACCAAAGGAATGGTGTGAAGCGCAGGGACTGAACTACGCTACCGCCCGTCGATATATCAAAAAACCTTCTGCGCAAACTGCGCAAAAACCTGCGCAGAAAAAAATGCGCACTGCGCAGAAAGATAAAAGCGCAAATGAGCTGATGGATGATGATGGACTTACTGCTCAGCAACGCTTATTTGTTGCGGAGTACCTAAAGGATGGTAACGCCACACAAGCAGCTATCAGGTCGGGTTACAGCAAAAAATCCGCTGAACAAATCGGTTATCAACTCCTTCAGAAAACTTCAGTTGCCCAGGCTATTGCACAACAGCAGAAAGCCTCCATTGCGCGCACGCTTGGCGGTGCTGATGAAGTCCTTGCGCAGATGTGGCAGCTTGCCACCTTCGATGCAAACCAGCTCTCGCAGTATCGCCGCGGCGCGTGTCGTTACTGCTGGGGCTTCGGTCACCAGTACCAGTGGCGCGATATGGTGGAATTCGAAGAGAAGCGCCTCGAAGCTACAGAACGCGATAAGCGTGAGCCAGTCGATGTTGGAGGTTACGGCTACGATCACACCCGAGAGCCTAACCCAGGCTGTCCGCGCTGCAACGGCGATGGTATTGGTCAGCCGTATTTCGCCGACACCCGGAAACTCTCCCCTGTTGCTGCTCTGGCTTATTCCGGTGTGAAGCTGGGGAAGAATGGCGTCGAGATAACCGCTATCAGCCGTGAGCGAATGTTTGAAGCGGTAATGAAACGGCTCGGCCTGGCGGATAGCGAGTTCGCTCAGCGTCTCCAGCAGATCGAAATCGACCGCCGGCAGCTGGAGATTGAGAAACTCCGCAAAGAACTGGCCGGTGATGGTGATGATGACGAACCGACCCCAGTGCAAATCAATATCAACGTAGTGGACGCGAGGGCGGAAGATGGGGATCAGCCCGACACTTAACATTCCTCAGGCGCGTTTCCTCGCGATGCAGCACAAATTCAAAGCCTACGTTGCCGGGTTCGGTTCCGGTAAGACGTGGGTTGGTTGTGGCGGCATCTGTAAGGGGATGTGGGAGCACCCTAAAATCAACCAGGGTTATTTCGCGCCGACGTACCCGCAGATTCGTGACATCTTCTACCCGACGATTGAAGAGGTGGCCTTTGACTGGGGCCTGAGCGTCAAAATCAATGAGGGGAACAAAGAGGTTCACTTCTACGAGGGGCGACGGTACCGCGGGACAACAATCTGCCGCTCAATGGAGAAGCCAGGCTCGATAGTTGGTTTCAAAATCGGTAATGCGATGGTGGATGAACTGGACGTCATGGCGGCTGCCAAAGCGCAGCAGGCCTGGCGAAAAATCATCGCCCGTATGCGTTACAAAGTCGACGGGTTGCGTAACGGCATCGATGTAACGACTACGCCGGAGGGCTTCAAGTTCGTCTACCAGCAGTTCGTGAAGGCGGTACGTGAAAAGCCTGAGCTTTCTGCTTTGTATGGGCTGATTCAGGCCAGCACGTTCGACAACGCGAAGAACCTGCCCCCGGATTACATCCCCTCGCTGATGAACTCCTACCCGCCGGAGCTAATTAAGGCGTACCTGAGGGGGCGTTTTACAAACCTGACCAGCGGAACAATTTATCATCAGTTCGATCGCCACCTGAATAACTGTACCGATGAAGAGCAGGCCGGCGAGCCGCTCTATATCGGCATGGACTTTAACGTTGGCAAGATGGCAGCCATCGTTCACGTTCTTCGGAACGGCCAGCCCAGAGCGGTACGCGAGTTGATAAAGGTTTATGACACACCGGCCATGATTAAGCGCATTCAGGAAGAATTCTGGCGCTACGAGGGCGGACGCTACGTGTCTTCCAGGCAGATTTATATCTTTCCGGATGCCTCTGGTGATTCGCGCAAATCGAATAACGCCAGCGCTACGGATATCGCCCAGCTCAAACAGGCCGGGTTCAGCGTGGTGGTAAACGCAGCCAACCCGCCAGTGAAGGATCGCATTAACTCCATGAACGCCATGTTCTGCAATGGCAACGGCGAGCGCCGTTACAAAGTGAATGTTGCTCGCTGCCCGGTCTATACCGACAGCCTTGAGCAGCAGGTATGGGCGGCAAACGGCGAACCGGATAAATCAGCCGACAACGATCACCCCAATGATGCTGGTGGCTATTTCATCGTGAAGCAATTCCCGATCATCAAGCCGACCGGAAAAGTCACTCAACTACGGATTTAACTCCATGCCTGACATCTCAACACCCAATCTGGACTATGGGAACATGGTCGAGGCGTGGGATATCAACGATGCCCTGATGGGCGGCACGCTCTATATGCGACAGCTGGGCGAGCAATATCTACCGCGCTGGCCGAAAGAAGACAAAGAGGACTACAAAAAACGTTTGGCCGTGGCCACGCTTCTGCCAGCCTACGAAGAGACCATTAAGCAAAACATCGGGCGTGTATTCGCCGAGCCTATTAAGCTTGCCGAGAATGTGCCGGATCAGCTGCGAGAGTATGCGAAAAACTTCGACCTTGAGGGGACGCGCCTGGACGTATGGGCGCAGGCATTCTTCGGTCTGGCGATGCAGTATGGCCTCTCCCACGCGCTGGTGGATTATCCCAGGGTGGACACCGAAAAGGTGAAAACCAAAGCTGAAGAGAAAGCTACCGGCGCGCGCCCCTATGTCACCATGCTCAATCCACGCCAGGTAATTGGCTGGAAGTCGAAAATGGTGGACGGCAAAGTGGTGCTGACTGCGCTGCGTATCAAAGAGGTTGTGGTCGAAGACGGCGACGACTTCGGGCAGACCAAGGTCGAGCAAATCCGGTACCTGACACCCGGAAAGGTGGAAATTTACCGCAAGGCCAAAGATGCTGACGGTGCCGCGAACTGGGCGCTATTCGAGGAGTGGCAGACATCCCGCCAGGATATCACTCTGGTCACGCTCTACACCAAACGCACCGGGTTTATGTGTGGTTCACCACCGCTTCTCAACATGGCTCTGCTGAATATCAAGCACTGGCAGAGTCAAAGCGAGCAGGACAACATCCTGCACGTCGCCAGAGTGCCGTTGCTCACGGTGTTCGGGCTGGAGGAGGGGCAAGAACTTGTGATTGGCTCATCCTCTGCCACTTCATTCTCCGATCGGCAAAGGCAGGGTCTGGAATACGTCGAGCACACAGGTTCCTCCATCGGTGCCGGCAAAGAGTCGCTGGCAGAGCTGGTGGAGCAGATGCGACAGGCGGGTGCGAAGCTGCTGCGCACCGAAAACACCTCAACTAAATCGGTAGACCAGACCTCTGAAGAGAAAATGCAGGAGCAGTCACCGCTCTACACCATGGCGACAAGCCTGGAAGATGCGATCGACAATATCCTGCAAATCATGGCTGAGTACATCGGTGAAGCGGAAGGCGGCAACGTTGACGTGCGCACCGAGCTTGATGTCGAGTCGAAAGAGTTTAATCCACCAGCGGCGATGGCCATTCAGTCGCTGCGTCAGGGCGGTGACCTTCGCCGTATCGATGCAATCAAAGCCCTGCAAAAACTCAACCTAATTGATGCCGACGCGGATCCCGATGTGGTTCTGAGCGAGTTGCTTGCTGAGTCAGCATCTCTGACTGAACCGCCACCGGGCGAGGTGTGATATGGCTCGTTCGGTAAACGACAGGTTGCAGGACGAGACCATAGCTCACGGACTTTACGTGACGCGCTACGGGACGGGCGTAGCCCGACGAATGGTGGCGCTGCTTAACAGGATGGATGCTGATCTGGCTGCCCGGCTGCTTGTGCTGCTGGAGGGTAAGCGCGCTGACACCTACAGCGCGCGTCGCCTTGCATCGCTACTGGCTGGTGTGCGGGATCTAAACCAGCAGGCCTACGAACCGGTCAATGCTGCTCTGATGCGCGAACTGACGCGTTACGCTGATTATGAGACCGGGTATCAGTTTGACCTGTTCAGCAGCCTTATTCCCGGTCAGGTGCTTAAGCACGTCCCGCTGCAAAGCATTGTCCCGGAACAGGTCTATGCTGCTGCGGTGGCGCAGCCGTTCCAGGGGAGGTTGCTGAAAGAGTGGGGCAAGAAACTCGAATCGGATCGGCTGGAAAAAATTACCAGTGCCGTACGCACAGGATTTCTTCAGGGAGAAACCGTCGAGCAGATTGTGAAGCGGGTCGCCGGCACGCCGCAACTTAAACGCCAGGACGGGGTTATCAATGCCTCACGTCGAGACCTTGCGGTAGTAACCCGCACGGCGGTGAACCATGTGGCCGCTACAGCGCGCCAGGAGTTCGCCCAAGCCAACAGCGATATCGTGAAGGCGAAACAGTGGTCTTCGACTCTGGACACCCACACCAGCCAGTGGTGCATCATCCGCGACCGCAAACTCTACTCGCTCGATGGCAAGCCGCTGGGCCATGCAATCCCATATCTGCGCGGGCCCGGCAAAATTCATTTCTGCTGTCGCTCATGCGAAATTCTGATCACTAAATCGTGGGAGGAATTGCAGATAGCATCTGGCGAACTGAGCAGCGCCACACGCGCTTCGATGGATGGACAGGTGCCATCGCATACCAGCTATGCCGAATGGCTCGTCAGGCAACCGTACGCACGGCAGGAGCAGGTGCTGGGCGTTACGCGCGCGCGGATGCTGAACGACGGCAAAATCACCGTGCCTGAGATGTTCAATGATGCCGGGGAATTTCTGACCCTGGACGAACTGCGCCGCGTGGATGCGTCGGCGTTTGAGGAATAGGGTATGCGTAACGAAGATTTTCACTACGTTGGCGATGGTCGTGGAAGGCGAAGGGTGTTCGTTAATGGCAATGAGATAAAGAGCTGTGTATGGGCTGATGTCAAACGTGGTATCGCCTGTATTCATCCACACCCGCTACGGATCCACAAGCGAAAGCGGGGTGAGATTTACTCCCGTAAGCTGCGCGGTTACATAACCATCGAATTTATCTAACAGGCTGCCTCCGGGCAGCTTTTTTTATGCCTGCCGCTGAGCGGATGCGACGCGGTGCCCGGGTCGGATGACCCATTACGTATGGCCGGAAGGCTGGAGCAAAAACAATGAAACTTAAACTTGATGCTAACGGAAATGTGGTCGTTGAAAACGGTATGCCTGTGTACGTCCATGACGACGGCAAAGAGATCCCGTTTGATGCGGTCGCAGCGATGACCAAAATCACCTCCCTGAATGGTGAGGCGAAAACTCACCGTGAAGCGAAGGAAGCGGCGGAAGCCAACCTCGCGAAATTCTCTGGCATCAGTGACCCGGCCAAGGCGCTCGAAGCCCTGGAGATGATGACCAAAATCGACCAGAAAAAACTGATCGATGCTGGCGCCGTTGACCAGGTAAAGGCGGAGATCACTAAGGTCTTCCAGCAGCAGCTGGACGAAGCGAACGGAAAAGCTCAGCAACTGGAAAGCCAACTGTACGACGAGATGATTGGCGGGCGCTTCGGTGGCTCCAAATTCATCTCAGAGAAGATGGCGATCCCGAGTGAATTCGTGCGTTCGTACTTCGGACAGAATTTCAAAATCGAAGACGGCAAGGTTGTGGCCTACGACGGCCAGGGCAACAAGGTGTTCTCCCGCACCAAGCCTGGCGAGCTGGCCAGCTTCGATGAAGCTCTGGAATCTCTGGTCGAGTCGCACCCGCAGAAAGACTACATCCTCAAAGCGTCCGGTAACAGCGGCGGTGGTTCTCACCAATCGCAGCATCAGGCCGGGCAGAAAACCATGAAACGCGATGCGTTTGATTCCCTGGACGCTGCTGGTAAGCAATCAGCACTGAAAGATGGCGTCAGCATCGTCGATTAAATCGAAAGGAGCCATAAATGGCAGGCAATACCCTTACTGGTCTGATCCCGACCATCTATACCGCGCTGGATGTAGTATCCCGCGAGCAAACTGGTTTTATTCCTGCGGTGGCGCGTGACGCGAAAGCAGATGCAGCTGCCAAAGACCAGACCGTGCGTGCACCAGTCGCGCCTCCGGCCACTACTGAAGATATTGTTCCAGGGCCGTCTGCACCTAATTCCGGTGATCAGATTATCGGCGGTGTGGATGTAAAAATCACCAAATCCAAAATGGCCCCAGTGAAATGGAATGGTGAAGAGCAGCTGGCGCTTGGCCCAGCAGGAACCTACAACACCATCCTGGCAGATCAGTTCAAACAGGCTTTTCGTGCTCTTGCCAACGAAGTTGATGCTGATCTGGCCGCGCTGTACTTCAACTCCTCGCGCGCAGTTGGTACGCCGAAGGATACCCCGTTCAGCGTTAAAGACGATTTGTCTGATGCTGCGCTGGCCCGTCAGATTCTGACGGATAACGGCGCGCCAACTACCGATTTACGTATGGTGCTTGGCGGCGAAGCGATGGCGTCCATCCGCGGTAAACAGGCCGTCCTCTTCAAAGCGAATGAGGCAGGAACCGACCAGTTGCTGCGTGAAGGCGTTATCGGTCGCATCATGGGCTTCAATCTCCATGAGTCATTCAGCATCAAGCGCACCGCGAAGAGCACCGCAGCGGGCTATAAGGTCAACGGTGCGAAAAAAGAAGGCGATATCATCATTGCCATCTCCGCCGGAACTGGTGGTATTGCGGTTGGCACCGCGGTGAAGTTCGATGGTGACGACAACCAGTATCTGGTTGTCGCGGCCACGTCCTCCAGCATCACCATCAGCTCGCCGGGCCTGCGCCAAGACCTGGCAGACGAGACGGCCATCACCGTACTCAGTGAGTTCACCCCGAACATGGCGTTCGACCGCGGGGCATTCCTGCTGGCCAGCCGTACCCCGGCGATGCCTGAAGGTGGCGATACTGCTGATGACGTCATGAATGTGACCGACCCGAAATCTGGCATCACCTTCCAGGTGGCGCTGTACCGCCAGTACCGCCAGGTGCGTTACGAAGTGGGTCTGGCATGGGGTGTGGCGTCCGTGGCGCCACGCCATTCCGCCATCATCATGGGTTAACCCAAGGGGCTTCGGCCCCTTTGTTATTCAGGAGGCCCGATGGCCGGATTAACAAAAGAGCAGCGCGCGCAGCGTGAAGCGGAAAAGCTTGCAGCTCAGCAGACCGCTGATAATAACCCTGCCCAGCAGGAACAGCAGCAGGGTATTGAGCTGGTGGTCATGGTTCGCGACACCCCAGAATTCCCAGGCGGCCCGCTGCGCGCAGATGTTCACCCTGACGAAGTGAATAACTGGCTGGCGCTGGACTGGCGTCTGGAGGAATAACCATGCTGGTTGCCGATCCCCATTCGCCGGACTTTAACAGCTACGCCAGCGTGTCCGACCTGCGGGTCTTTGCAGCGGCGCGCGGATACACCGTACCTGCCGAAGATGGCGAATGCAGCCAGATGCTGATGCAGGCGATGGACTTTCTGGAAGGAAGGACCTGGCGTGGTCAGCGCTCCAGCGCATCTCAGCCTCTATCCTGGCCGCGCTCCGGCGTACGCTTCGATGGTGTGGACCTGCCGGATGATGCTATTCCACGGCGCCTGATTGATGCCCAATGCCGCCTGGCTATCGAGTCGCAGGAGATTGACCTCACGCCGTCGGTCTCCGGTGGCGGCGCGGTCATAGCTGAGAGCGTACAGGGGGCGGTCTCTGTGCAGTACGAGCCGGGAACGAATAAGGCTACTCCATCATTCCCCTGGTTCTATTCCTCGCTGCGCGGGCTTGTGGTGGGCGGCAACCAGGTCCGGATCGAAAGGGGGTAGCATGGCAATCGACTATCGCCGCATGCGCGCTACGGCAACGCGGCTACTGACGGAGAACGGCAAAGCCTACCAACTGACTCGCGGCGGAACCACCACCCGCGATCAGTACGGGAAAGAGGTTATCACCGAGCCTATTACAGCGACCGTTACCGGCGTTATCACCGAATACTCCACGCGTGAAATCGACGGTTCACTGATTGCTACGGGCGATAAAAAATTGGCGGCCACGTTTGAAACGGAAGTGCGCATTGGCGACCTCATTGATATCGACGGAAAAAAGTGGCGCGTGGTTCAGCCGAATCCGGTTAAGCCCGCAGATGTGCTGATCTCCTACAACATCCAGCTGAGGACCTGATTATGACCAGTTCTGCAAATCAGCCGTTCCTGGCTGCCATTCAGTTGTTCGTCGATGGTTCAAAGCAGGAGATTGAGGAGGCGGTCCGCCGGACGGGTATCAAAATCCTCGGACGATTGGTGGACATGTCACCTGTCGGGCAGCCAGAAATCTGGCAGGTAAACCAGACGGCATCAGCCTATAACACCGCCGTGCGAGAGCATAACGCGGCGCTACGTGATGATCCGGCCAACCTTACTAAAGCAGGGCGGCTCAGGCGAGGCCTGCGTGTCAACGATTCGATGGACATCAAAAAGCCAGAGGGTTATGTCGGCGGGCGATTCAAAAATAACTGGTATGTGGGGCTCGACAGCCAGCCTACAGAGACGAACTATACCCCAGATGCTTCCGGGCAGGGTTCCAACACCCGCGGGCTGGCGGTGCTCGAAGTGTTCCGGGTGGGGCAGGTGAACTCGATTTACTTTACCAATAACCTGCCATATGCCCAGGCGCTGGAGAATGGTCATTCGAATCAGGCGCCCGGCGGCATGGTCGGACTGACCGCACTGGATGCTGCGCAATATTTCCGGGAGGCAATGAGCGAGGTACGCAATGGTCGGTGATCAGTCCATGCGAATAGCTGACCTGCTGGAGAGCCGGGTAGCCATAATCTCGGCCTCTCTCGGCTTGCCGATCGCCTGGCCGAATATCGTATTTGATCCACCGGATGCGCCATACGCCCGTGTTTATGTTTTACCTGCACAAACTGTAGGTCAGGACATAGAAGGTCTGATGCGTACCTATCAGGGGATCTTTCAGGTAAACATCATTACTCCCGCAGGCTCAGGTGTGAGCCAGGCGAGGGGGCTGGCTCAGTCGGTGGCAGATGCATTCCCTGAAGGACTGCCGCTGGTGGACGGTGATCTGACGGTTTACATCAACGGGCCGCCGCAGGTGAGACAACCCATCCAGGACCGGCCAACCTCGGCGCCCAACGGTTCCAGTGGTTCCATAACCTACACCATCCCCGTCAGCATGCAGTATCGCGCTGACTACTGACCCGCCTGCCGGCGGGTTTTTTATTACCTAAATTCAGGAGAGTGCTATGGCATTCGCAATCCCTAACGGCTCGCGTGTGAACGTGGCCAAGGCCTATCAAGCCCCAATCACCTTTACCGCAGCCTCTAACGCGACGGAATGCGAACTGACCGTTGCATCGGCCTCCGGCATTCTGGCCGGTGACGTAGTTCAGGTGAGTTCCGGCTGGTTAAAACTCGATAACATGGTGCTGCGCGTCAAATCGGTGACCAGTAATAAAATCGTGCTGGAAGCATTCGATACTACCGACACCACCAAATTCCCGGCAGGCACTGGCGCGGGCACGCTGCGTAAAATCGACTCATGGATCACCATGCCTCAGGTGATGACATTATCAACTGAAGGTGGTGATCAGCAGACCATCAGCGTGCAGTTCCTGGAAGATGATAAAGCGCGAACCATCCCAACGTTTAAAAACGCGGTGGTTCAGGTTTACACCTTTGCGCATGACCCTCAACTGGCGATCTACAAACGCCTCATTGACCTGGATGACTCCAGCGACACCACCGCGGTCTGGTTCCATAACCCACGCGGCAAAGCTGATCGTTTCTACTCAGCCAAAGTATCGTTCCAGCGCGTACCGCGCACGGAAATCAACGCCGTGGAAAGTAACGAGGCGCGCATGAACTTCGAATCGGACATGCAGATTTACCCGATCGCCGATTCATCCGTGACGCCTCTGGCGTTCCTGACTGACCTGCCGGCCACCAAGTCGGTTGCCACAGGTGCAGCGCTGGATCTGGCAGTCGTAATGAAGGGCGGTTCAGCACCTTACACCTACGTTTGGAAGAAAGGCAGCACCGCTATTCCGGGCAAAACCGCATCGACGTTCAACATTTCGTCCGTCGCATCCGGTGATGCTGGCGTTTATACCTGTGAAGTCACCGACGCCGCGGGAAAAACCATCACCTCGGCTGCGTGTACTGTCACGATCAGCTAACCAATCAGGCCCGGTACGCCGGGCTTTTTTTATGCGCATCGCACGCGCACATCGAAGAAAGTCTTTCAGCTGTGAGCCTGGGCAAACCGTTAACTTTCGGCGGATTTGCCGTGCGACAGGCTCACGCCTAAAAGGAAAATTAAAATGTCAGAACCTTCAATCGTCCCTTACGTAAAAACCACTCCCAAACCTTTTGGTGTGAACGTTGAATGGAAATGGCCGGTTAGCTGCTTGTGGCTGGAGCTGCAATACCTTCATGAAGATGGCCGACTTGTGAAAGAACTCATCCATTGGCCTGCTATCAACTACCTTATTTCCGGTCTCAAAGCAGGTGAGCGATTGCAGCTGCGCCTGCGTCCAGTTGAGCAGGATGGCTCAGCAAGAGATTGGCGAGCCAGTGACTGGATCGAAGGGGTTTCTTCTGTCGATACCGAAGAGATTATTGAGGCGCTGGACGAAGAGATCCGTAACAGCTGCGCACTTCATGGCCTTAAAGGTGGCTGGTTTGTTGATAAAACCGGCAAGGCATACATCCACGAGGCGCTGATCGGCAATGGCACATTGTCTACGAACTACAGCGTGAAGATGAACGTGGATTATGGTGGCAAACGGTACGCAGCTGGCATGACCCTCGGAGTTGAAGAAGGAAAGCAGCAGGTAACGTTTAAGGCTGATCGCTTTAAGGTACATGAAGCCGCTTCATCCATTATTGAAAACGCCGTGGCATCAGCCACGAAGGCGAAGATTTCTCTCTGTGAAGAAATGAAACAGGCCATCATTGATGCCGTGCGTGAAAGCGATTTGTTCGCAGCCCTCCAGGCAAAGATTGATGCGCAATCAGCTTCAGTAGCTGGCCTGCAACAGTCGATGCACGATGCGGTGAACGATGCTATCCGCAATGCGCTGAAGCCAGGCGGTCTGCTGTACAAACGATAACACCCCCATCACGCACTTGAATATTCAACCCGCTACGGCGGGTTTTTCTTTTCTAAGGAACCGAAATGACCAAATTTTCTCTGATCCCCAACCCAACTTTTTCTGTGACCGCGAGCATTCCGCGCGCTGGTGCCGAAGACGGCAAGCTGACGTTCACTTTCCGCCATAAAACGCTTGAAGAGCTGCGTTCCATGGATGCGAAGATGCAAAAGGCTGCGGAAGGTAAAAAGGCTGTTATCGAGCCGCAAGCTGACTATCTCATGGAAATTGTCGAAGGATGGGCTCTTCCTGACGAGTTTACCCGCGAAAACGTTATTGTTCTCCTGCAAAACTATCCGCGTGCTTTTGACAGCATCGGCATGGCGTACACCAAAGAGCTGATGGGGATTCGCGAAAAAAACTGAGGCAGGTCGCCGCAGCGTTGTATACGCCGGGTCCGACGCTCGCGGAGCTGAGCGCTTTTGGTTTGACGCCTGAGGACGTGGAGGAAGAGGTGGGGATCCTGCCCTCTGTGTGGAAGTCTTTCACCATCTTCTCTGCCCTGGCAACTCAGTGGCGCGTCGGCGCGAGCGGGGCGACCGGCCTTGATTATAACGTTCTCCCCTGGATGTTCGAGTTACACGGGGTTGAGGATGCGGCGACCTGCATGGCTGACCTTCAGATTATGGAAAGTGAGGCTCTCAAGGTAATGCATAAGGAGACGAAATAATGACTGACCAAATCGCCTCGATTACTTTGCGGGCCGATGTATCCGACCTGAAAACAGCCAGCAATGAACTGGATAGGCTCGGCGAGGCGGCGGCGGGCGCCGTAGATAAAGCCGATGATCTGAATAGTGTGTTCCGCGCTGGTGCTGAATCTGCGAAACAGGGCAGTGAAGGTATCAAGGAGCAGCAGAACGCGCTCAAAGGGTTACTGGAGAATATCGACCCGGTTACCAAGGCCTTAAACCGCCTGGATGAGCAGCAAGAATCACTGCGGAAATTTCAGGCCAAAGGTTTCCTGGATACCGAGACCTTTCAGGCTTACAACAAAATCCTGGACGACACCCGTCTCAAGCTGACCGACACCGGAGAAGCCGCGGCTCGCGCTCAGGCCGAATTAGCCGCTACCCAGGCGGCAGAGAAGCAGTCCGCAGCGTTAAAGAACCTGCTGGGTTCCATCGACCCGACAATCCGTGCGTTCAACTCACTGGATGAACAGCACGCACAGCTGGTGGCCCATTTTGAAGCAGGACGCATTAGCGGCGCGCAGTTCGAGCACTTCAACACAATCCTTAACCAGACGCGTGAGCGCCTCTCTGGTGTCGCTGACGTACTGCCAGAGGCGCTATCCCGGCAGGAAGCTGCTGCCCGGCGCGCTGGAATCTCCGTTGGGCAGTACAGCGCAGCGATGCGTACGCTTCCGGCACAGTTCACCGATATCGCTACGCAGCTGGCTGGCGGCCAGTCTCCGTTCCTGATCCTGCTGCAACAGGGCGGGCAAATTAAAGACCAGTTCGGATCGGTTCAGGGGGCGCTGTCCGGTGTCGGCGAATACATCCGCAGTATGGCTGGGATGATTAACCCAACCACGATCGCACTTGGTGGTTTGATTGGTACGATCGGCCTGCTGGCTGCCGCGGCATACAATTCATCAGAGCAATTCGACCAGGTAGCTCGCTCGGTCATCATGATGGGAGGTGCTGGCTTCGCTTCAATGCAGCAGCTCAACGAAGCCGCTGAGGAGGTGGCCGGCAAGACGAATACATCGATCAGTTCCACCGTCGATACGCTGGTTACACTGAACGATACTGGCAAATATACCGCCAGCCAGATGAAGCAGATCGCAACGGCCATCACCCTCATGGGTAAGGCCGGAAACGATACCAAAACGGCAATGGCCGACTTCGGAAAAATTGTCAGCGACCCGGTTAAGGGGCTGGCCAGCCTCAATGAGCAATATGGTTTCGTTGATGAGGCCATGATTAAGCACATCATCCAGCTTCGTAAGCAGAAGGGTGAGCAGGCGGCTGTAACCGAAGCCATTAACCTGTTTGCTGGCGTCATGGAAAAACGCGCAGAGGAGACCAACAACGCGACCGATAATATCGGTCGAACGTGGGAAAGCCTGAAGAAGAGCGCTTCTGACACCTTTGGTGAGATAGGTGTTACCGTGCGCGCTTGGGGAAACCAGATCATCGATATCTTCGAACTGGTTAAGTCCTCGATCAAAGACTTGTTCCTCAATATCACCTCTCTGGACGCCAAGTTCACCAGCACCATCGCTGGCTGGGCAGACAAAATCCCGGGTGGCGGTGCGCTGGCTAATTTCCTCGGCATGGACGTTGAGGCAATGAAAAAGGCTGGAGCGGAAGCGGACAAAGAGATTGAGGCGAACAAAAAACGCTATAACGAGCTTTGGAAGCGCGTCACTGCGCCTAACGCACAGGCAAACTATGAGGCTGAAGCGCGAGGGGCCAACGTAAAAGGCGATGGCGGAACAAGTCGAGAATCGAGAGACGAAGTCTCTAAGCTTGCACAAGACTCAGCCAAAAAGACCAAAGAGGCAAAAGCCACGCTGGATGCAGGCGATCGCACCCTGGAGAACTACCGCGCCCAGGCCAGAACGTTAACTGAAACGCTCGAGACCCTCCGACAAACTGGCGAAACCCACGCTAAAAATACCGAGTTCAGTAAACAGCAATCTCGGTTTGCTGAATTGGATGAGGCAGCCAAAACCCGCGCGCTGACTGCTCAGGAAAAATCTTTACTGTCGAGCCGTGAGGCGAATTCCTGAGAACGACCGCCAAGGTGGTTGATCAGAAGAATAAGGAAGTAGAGGGCAGCAGCAGAAGATTAACGGCCTGGCGCAGCAGGCGAATAAATAACGTCACGCAGATGTCGGAAAAGACTGATGCTTTGCGCGCTAGTGGTAGGCCTCAGCAGTCGGCAAACACAGCGCATGATGGGAGGAAGCGGCAACTCCGCCAGGGCTGGCTCAACGGTGGGGGTAAACTTGAGGGATTGCCGGGTATGAAAAAGAACTGGCGGCTCTCAGGAAATATTATGCCGAAGAGGACAAATTACGGGGCGACTGGAAAGCGGGTGCGGTGAGTGGATGGAACGAATATCTCGATGCTGCAACCAACACTTACGACGCCGTTAAAAACGTTGCCAGTTTCCACGCTGACCGGCCTGAGCAACATGCTGACTGAGCTTATGACAACTGGCACCGCGTCAGTTTAAAGAGTTCAGGCAAATCTATGCTCAAGATGATCCTCGAGATAACCAACCAACTTATAGTGGCCTATACAGTACAGGCCGCGATGGGCTGGATAAGCGGTGGCAGTAAAGGCGGGAGCACACCAGGGGGATCTTACGCGAACGCTGCCGCTGGCCTAACTTTTAACGCTAAAGGCGGTGTTTATGATTCGCCAGGGCTCAGTAAGTACGTTAATGGGGTATACGACTCTCCCCAGTATTTTACTTTCCAGGGGACGTCCAAGTTTGCGAAGGGCGGTGTATTCGCAGAGGCCGGAGCTGAAGCGATCATGCCACTGGCAAAAGATTCTGCCGGAAGACTTGGAGTTAGAGCGCAAGGCGGTTGGGGCAATGGCTTCCCATCATTAATAACCACCGGTTAATGTCGATGCTGGTGGCTCGGCCAACAGCCAACACATCAAGTTCTGGTGATGCTATGGGCCGTGCCCTTGCTGATGAAATGCAGAAACGCCTGCGTTGCAGGTTATCCAGAAGCACCTTAAGCCTGGAGGCATGATCTACAACTTCAGTAAAGGCAGGTATAGTGGTTTACGTCGTCCCCCTGGTTTAATATGATGAAAACCATAAAAATCAGGGGGATGATTGTGTTAAAAAAAATCTTTAAGAAAGATACTCAAAACCATTGGTTTGCTCATTTTTACTTTTAGTTGTTTGTCCCTTGTGGCAGCGAGACTTAGTCTGAAAAACTGATGACGAATTGAAAGCTGAGGAAGCCAAAGCGTTATCTGATAAGAAGCTGGATGGAGTTGAGAAGCGCGTGTGGAAGCTTACGTAAGGATGTCAGTTCATTAACAAAAGCACCCTGGACATGTCGGTGTTTTGGCTTCGAACAGATGGCTCGGTGATGACGGTAAGTTTTACGCCACGCAGGAGTTTAGCGCCAAAAATAAATTTGGGTCTTGAAGCAGAAATTTCAGGGCTGAATGTATTGAAGACAAGGATGGGGAAGACTGATTTACCGGCTTGTAGAAATTGAATGGAAGTTAAACCAAAAATGGTTTGGATATCTTTCCCTCCCATGCTTTCAACCAATATTAAGCCTCGCACATGCGGGGCTTTTTTTATGGAGTAAATATGGCAGTTGAAACATATAGCTGGCGCTCTCAGCTCGGTGCTGGCGCGATTGAATATAGCCAGGCAGTTCGCGCGGCGCAGTTCGGCGATGGCTATGAGCAAGTAGCCGATAACGGTATTAACTCCACGGCTATTCAGGTCCCTATGAAGCACACGGGCAACGAGTCGGAAGTGGACAGGATTCGTGATTTTCTCCTCGCTCATACCGTGAAAGCTTTCATCATTACGCCGCCAGGCGAAGAGAAGGGACTTTACCGCGTCGTAGCCGATTCCGTTCGTAAAACGCAGATCAGCAGCAAAGTTGCTGAGTTGACGTTCACCATCAAACGGGCTTACGGAGTGTACGCATAATGGCATTAGTCGATCAGGCGGCGATGCTGGCGCCGGGTGGCAGGGTCCGCCTGGTTGAAGTTGACGCCTCAGAGTTCAGTGGCGGGATCCACCGATTCCACTACGCACCTTTCCCCCATACACCCGAAGAGATCGATGTTGCCAATGGAGATGAACAAAAGCTCGGACCCAAGCCAATCGTCTTCGGTGGCAATACCTACGATTTTTGGCCATTTCAGGTTTCAGGCCTGGAGCTATCAACAGACCAGGCGGCGGAGCCCACCCTCAGTGTCTCAAACCTTGACGGCCATATCACTGCGCTGTGCCTGCAATTTAAGGACATGGTTAACGCCAAAGTGAGCATTATCGATACCTATGCGGTCTATCTCGATGCCGTAAATTACCCTGGTGGCGTAAACCCTACAGCTGATTCGTCAATGTTCACACTTCAGACCTTCTGGCTTGACACCAAAACCTCCGAAGATGATGAGGTGGTTACCTGGGCACTCAGCAGCCCGGCCGATTTGCAGAGCCTTGTGATCCCCACCCGACAGATCACATCGCTTTGTGAATGGGCGCTGCGCGGTCAGTATCGTAGCGGCGATGGATGCACCTATAACGGCACTGCGTATTTCGACGCGAAAGGGAATCCGGTATCAGACCCTGCCCTTGATGTATGTGGCGGTTGCCTCAGTGACTGCCGCAAACGATTTGGCGCTGGCCTGGCAGACCCTGACGCGGCAATCCTCGATTTTGGTGGCTTCCCGGCAACCGTTCTCTTTATCCGATAACCGGACGTACCAATGAATAAAACCATAATGGCAGCTATCCGGGCGCATGCACTGGATGAATCCCCGCGTGAGTGCTGTGGCTTCGTTATTCAGTCTGGCCGTCGCCAGCGCTACATTCCCGTGCCGAATACGCACGAAAATCCGACAGAACATTTTCGCATCGACGGCGAGCACTGGGCTAACGCCGAAGATATCGGGACGATTATTCGCGTCATCCACTCCCACCCGGGCGACGGTGCCCGGCCTATTCCGTCCGATCTGGACCGCCAGCAGTGCAACAACTCCGGCGTGATCTGGGGTATTTACGCGCCTGACAGCGATGAATACGCCGAGATAATGCCGGAGGCGGTGCCGCTTATTGGGCGTCCGTTTATCCTGGGCTCGAATGACTGCTGGGGGCTGATTATGGACTGGCACGCCATTCAGGGCGTCACGCTGAACGATTTTCGCGTCGATTACCCGTGGTGGGAAAGCCAGTACCCGGACAATCTCTATTTCGAAAACTGGGAGCGGGAAGGATTCGTCGAGTGCGATCCGCTACCAGGCTGTATGGTCATCATGCAGGTTGATTCCGATAAGTGGAACCATGCGGGCATCATCACTGAAGAAGGTGAACTGCTCCACCACCTTTACGGCCAGCCTTCCTGCATTACCCCGTATGCCCGAGGCTATTTCAAAGACCGCACGATGATCTGCGTTCGTCACAAAGACCTGCGGCAGGAGATAAAGCCATGGCGCGTTTAACCACCATTCGTCTGTATGGCGCACTGGGCGCCCGCTTCGGGCGTGTGCATAAACTGGCAGTGCAGACATCTGCCGAAGCGGTAAAAGCCCTATGTATCAACTTCGACGGGCTGGAAGACTATCTGATGAATGCCAAAAAAAATGGCATGACATTCGCGGTGTTTCGCGGTAAGCGCAACATAGGCGTGCAGGACTTCCAGGAGCTGGCAGGCGATAGCGATATTCGCATAGCGCCAGTTATGGAAGGGGCGAAGAAGGCCGGCATGTTCCAGACAATCCTCGGCGCCGTGATGGTTGTTGCTGGTGTCATTACTGGAGTGGCAACCGGCTGGACGGGCGTAGGTTTGACATTTGGGGCCGGACTTATCATGTCGGGCGCGTCAATGATGGCCGGCGGTATTTACCAGATGCTTTCGCCCCAGCCCAAAGGGTTACAGGGGCGAGACGATCCTGACAATAAACCCTCTTATGCCTTCGGTGGCTCAGTGAATACCCTTGCGATGGGAAACCCGGTCGCGCTTCTCTATGGCGTCCGCGAGATTGGCGGCGCCATCATCAGCGCTGGCATAGTCGCCGAAGACATCTGATAACTCCTTTCTGAATATCAAGCACCCAGTCGGGTGCTTTTTTTTATGGATGTAATATGGAAGCGATCACTGGTGCAAAGGGTGGCAGCCAGAAGCAGCACACACCTGTAGAACAACCTGATTCGGCGCAGTCAATGGCGCGCTGCCGCATGCTGCTGGCGCTCGGGGAAGGTGAGTTTGCTGGTGGTCTGGATGCGACCAGTATTTTCCTGGACGGTACGCCGCTGGGAAACGCCGACGGAACGATGAACTTTGAAAACGTTTCCTGGGAATTTCGGCCGGGAACACAGACCCAGACGCCGATTCCGGGTTTTCCCGCAGTGGAGAACGAAACTACGGTTGGCGTATCTCTGACAAAAGCCACGCCCTGGACGCGCGCGCTGAGTAACACCCAGATTGACGCTGTGCTCGTTCGCATTGGTATTCCGGGTTTGCAGCAGCAGGAAAACGACGGGGATATTGTCGGCACTACCGTAAAGTACCATATCGATCTTGCTGTAGATGGTGGTGCGTTCTCTACGGTCATGACAAGAACCGTGACAGAGAAACTCAGTTCTCTCTATGAACTGACCCATCGCATTAATCTTCCGAAAGCCAGTACAGGCTGGCAGATTCGTGTGGTACGCGACACCGACGACAGCACCAGCCAGATGTTGCAGAATAAAACGCAGGTACAGGCAATCACTGAGGTGATTGATGCGCGCCTGCGTTATCCCCATACGGCGCTGCTGTATGTGTCGTTCAACGCCAAATCGTTCAACAATATCCCGAAGGTTTCCTGTAAACCTAAGGGGCGCATTATCCGCATCCCTTCGAATTACGATCCGATAGCCCGAACCTATAGCGGCACATGGGACGGGACGTTTAAGTGGGGCTGGACGAATAACCCAGCATGGATCTGGTTCGATGTGCTCACTGAGCCGCGTTTCGGACTTGGCCGACGCGTCACGGCGCAGATGCTGGATAAGTGGGAGCTTTACCGTATTGCCCAGCGTTGCGATCAGAAAGTACCAGACGGGAAGGGTGGCGACGGTACCGAGCCGCGCTTCATGTTTGATGTCTACATCCAGTCGCAGGCTGATGCGTGGCAGGTAATCAAAGACATCGCCGCAGGGTTCAATGGCATGACGTTCTGGGGCAACAATATGTTCAATGTTGTCTCGGACATGCCGGCGGATACGTCGAAGCTGCAAATCCTTACCCGCGCTTCGGTGGTGGGCAAACCGGTTTACTCGAGCGGCAGTGAAAAGACCCGCTTCTCCAGCGCGTTGATTAACTTCAGCGACCCTGACAATCACTATCAGGACCGCACAACAGCGGTGATGTTCCCGGACCTGGTTAAGCAGTTTCAAGTTTAAGCAGACGCAGATCACCGCAATCGGCTGTACGCGCGAGAGCGAAGCACAGCGCCGTGGCGGGTGGGCGGTGTATTCCAACTCACTCGACCGGATTATTACGCTACAGACCGGGCTTGATGGCTATGTCTACGTGCCGGGTACCGTGTTTGCATTTGCTGACGAACGCCTTTCAGGGCGTGTTTATGGCGGGCGTATAACCGGATATAACGCCGGGTTGAAGGCTGTGACAACCGATCGGGGAACCAGTGCCGTTGCGGGTGACACACTGATGATCCGCACACGGGGCGGTACCGTTGAAAGCAGGGTGATCCAGGCCGTAAACGGCACGCAGCTGGTGGTCGCCACGCCTTTCACGGCAGAGCCGTTACCTAACGCTGTATTCGTCATCGATGCAGGGCAGTTGCGCCTGCAATACTTCCGCGTTACGAACCTGAGATTTGATGATGAAGAAAACACCTTCACTATCACCGGGGCCGAATATAACGCATCAAAATATGATGCGGTCGATAACAATGCCCGCCTGGACACGCCGCCAATTAGTCTGATACCAACCGGCCTCGTCAACCAGCCGACCAATATCGTGGTAGCGAGCTATGACGCAGTGCGCCAGGGGCAGCGAGTGGCTACCCTGACGGCATCCTGGGATGCGCCGGTCGACAAGAACGGCAAACCACAGGCGGATGTCATAGCCTATCGGGTGCAGTGGAAGCGCGGCGACAATGAGTGGGTTAACGTACCGGAGACCGGTCTTCGCAATATCGAAGTGCCTGGCATCTTCGAGGGTGATTATCTGGTCCGTGTACGCGCGATCAACTCCGGCGGTGCATCGAGTCTCTGGGCAACTTCCGCGCTTACACACCTGAAGGGACGCGCGGGTGAGGTACCCAAACCTGTCGGGCTTAAGGCCTCCGAAGACGTCGTATTCGGAATCAACGTCACCTGGGGATTCCCGGCTAATACCGGCGACACCCTGAGCACTGAGCTGCAATACAGCATTGCCGCTGACGGCTCGAATCCGATGCTTTTGGCATCTGTACCGTATCCGCAGAAACTTTATCAACAGATGGGGCTGAAGGCGGGGCAGGAATTCTGGTACCAGGCACGGCTTGTCGACAGGATCGGGAATCAGAGCGGTTGGACCGACTGGGTGCGCGGACAGGCCAGCATTGATGTATCCGATATCACCGATGCCATTCTGGAGGACATGAAAAGGCTCCGATACGTTCAAAGACCTGAATCGAGAACGCGCGTAGACAGCAATGAAAAAATTGCTGGCATGGCTGACGACATCAAACAGGCCAACGACGAACTGGCGCAACAGGCGCAGGAAATCGCCAAAAACGCCCAGGATATCGGGAAAGTTCAGACCAGCGTTACAAACCTGTCGAGCACGGTTGGAGATGTGTCTTCTTCTACTGAGCGAGCTTGAGCAGACAGTGGCGACGGCTGATACCGCGCTGGGCCAACGCATCGATAACATCAGCGTGTCTGTGGACGGCATGGCGGGGGGAGTGAAGAACTCCGCCATCGCGATTATTCAGGGCAACCTGGCGCAGGTGGCCGCGCGCAAAACACTGTCTGCATCGGTCGCCGGTAACAGCGCGCAGCTGGACCGCATTGATGAGGTGATCGTCAACGAGAAGGAGGCAACGTCGCGTTCGCTGCTGAGTTTGCAGACTGACGTGAACGGCAACAAGGCATCCATCAACAGCCTGAACCAGACGTTCTCCGATTACCAGCAGGCCACGGCCACGCAGATAAACGGCATCACAGCGACCGTCAACGGGCATACTTCAGCGATCACCACCAACGCGCAGGCCATTGCCAACGTCAACGGCGACCTGAAGGCGATGTACAGCATCAAGGTCGGGTTATCCAGCAACGGTCAGTACTATGCGGCAGGGATGGGGATCGGCGTGGAGAATACGCCGTCCGGCATGCAGTCGCAGGTTATCTTCCTTGCTGACCGCTTCGCCGTTACTCACCAGGCCGGAGCCACGGTGACCTTACCGTTCGTTATCCAGAACGGGCAGGTAATTATCAGGGATACGGTAATAGGTGATGCCACTATCACGCGAGCGAAACTGGCTGAAACAATCAGCTCGGTTAACTACGTTCCGAACCAGTCTGGCCTGTCCATAAACTTTAGGACGGGCAAGCTTGAGAACTACGGTTCAACCGCGGGCGAAGGAGCAATGAAACAGACAAACGAAACTATAAGCGTGCGGGACTCCAACAATGTGTTGAGGGTGCAGATTGGGAGAATCACTGGTACATGGTGACTGGAGGCCTCTTATGGGGCCTCTTTTTTTTGAAAGAGAAAACTATGGCTGAATACGGTGTTCAATCCTGGGACACATCAGGCAAGGTAAATAACTATGGCATTAAGCCCGTCAGTGTTTGTGGCTATCTCCAGTTGGCCCAGAACCAGAAAACAGGCTCTTACTCCGTAGCGCTTCCACCGGGTTGCAGGCTTACCTATTTTCAGGTCATGAACGGTGATCAGTTTGGAACGAGTCGGAGGAAGATCACTATTTCAGGGGGAACCGCGACAGTGTCAGCAGTAGGGGATACCGACTACTCAGCAGGGACTGAGCCTGCGGCAGCGGCTTATCTCATTTTCCAGATCGAGAGGGCATAAATGGCGGAGTATGGCGGTTTACTGACAACGACGAGCGGGGAAGTATGGGTGACCGCGAACAGCTCGCCAATCGCTCTTCAGGCGCGAAAGACAGCGGCACTTCAGGGAACATCGGGGTTCAATACCAAAGTGACGCACACATTCCCCGCAGGTCAGCCTGTTGTCGCCTTCGTTCATTGCACGGTTGAGGTCGAAATCACTCAGACGATAAGCGGGAACACCATCACGATTGATTTTCTCAGACCGAATGCAACCGGCACAGCGTACGTTTATTTTTTCTCTATTTTCCCGCAGACAAAGCCAGACTACGGGCTGGCTGTGTGGGATGCATCAGGGACGCTGATTTTAACAAACGAAACGCGCACGCTGAGCGATGTTGTCACCCTCGGTACCGCCGGGGTGGATGCCAGCTCAGGATACAACATCAATACAACTCTGGCGGGGAAGTGGGCCTGTATGCCTGCCATGCTGGGGCTAATTACCGGGGTTATATCGGCTGGCGGACAACCGCAGCCCTACTCGGCCATATACAAGAGCATGGCAAAACTTGAGGGAAGCAATACGCGGATATTCGCCAGGCCGCAGACAACCCCGGCGCAACCTTCAGAACGTTACGTATTCGAATCTGAGGAACGTGATTATGGCTATTAACTGCGCCAATTATGATTGATCGTTTTTAGCGATCAATTTCGAATAATTGATCTACCAAATCAATTATATCCCGTTGATTCATATTGTTATTGTGTAGCTTCATGAATGCCCTGGGATATAACCACTATGAAAAATATGATTCTTTGCCTGGCGGTAGCGGTATTGCTCTCCGGTTGCGCTGGCGTTATTGAGAAACAGCAACCCGTTTGCACCGGAACAGCCCTGGTCGGCGGACAGGAAAGCAGCGTCCAGATCTACGGAGTCCGTAAACAAAACAATCAGACGCAGTACCGCGCCGGTTATCCCTTTAACTGGTCATGGGTGAGCGCCAACACGTTCACCAGCACCACCTGTCACTAACCCATTCAGTTTTGAACAAACCCCGCTCCGGCGGGGTTTTTTATTGCCTGGAGAAAATATGCTTTATAACACTGGCACCATCGCCATTAACGGAAACACTGCAACCGGCACCGGCACGAACTGGACGGCACCGGCCAGCCAGATTCGGGTTGGCCAGACGTTGTTTGTTCTTTCTAACCCGGTACAGATGTTTCAGATCACCGCCATCAACAGTGCGACATCACTGACGGTTACGCCTGCCGCGTCTCCGGCGTTGAGCGGCCAGAAGTACGGCATTCTGGTTACGGATAGTCTCTCGGTCGACGGCCTGGCGCAGAGCATGTCTCAGCTGATCAACGAGTACGACGAGAATATCGGCGCGTGGGAGACGTTCGCCACCACCTCAGCAAACCAGAGCATCACCGTTACCATCAACGGCGCTCGTGTAACCATTCCGGCGATCGGCAAACTGGTCCAGAAAGGGAGCAATGGGGCGGCTGGAGTTTCGGGCGGTGGGACCGGGGCAACGAATGCCGCTGACGCTCGCACAAACCTCGGTTTGGGAAGTAGCGCCACGAAGGACGTTGGAACAGACGCAGGAAACGTCATGCAGGTAGGCGCATTCAACCTTGGCGCTATCCAGGGGGACGGTCCAACCCTCGATAATATGGACGGGTTCACGCCTACCGGATTTACCTCACATCAAAATGATGGTCTGACTCAGTTGGGCCTGACATCGAATACAGGACTAACTTCCATCATTCTCAATCGGGGCAACAGGCCAACCAGAATACATCAGGCATACTCTCTACGTCGTACCTGGTTTTCATATTACAGCGGGATCGCATGGGCCTATCACGAAGCTTACACGACTGGTAATACGACAAAATCAAGCGATGGTACTTTGAAGGCGGCGTCCCCTGTCGCCCGTATTGTAAAATCCCGTGAGGACTGCCAGCGTGAGGACATTGATTCTGACGGTTTCAGCTGGTGTGGAGGTGGAACTGCCAATGAAGAAGCTGAAGGGATCAAGATTTCAAGACTGGATGTTGGTGTTTATGTCCTGACTGGTTCAGCGGGACTGGCCTCTGAGGGCTGGCAGTTATTGCCACCAATGGACCCTGGCGGCATGGGGGAACTGGGTGTAGTTGAAGCTGAGCAGACAGAAGGCGGTGGGCTGACGATTCGGCTTTTTAAGCGGAAATACATACTCAACGAAGAAGGCGAAATTGTTAAAACGAAAGGGGCTCCTATAGATGTTCCTGCCAACAGCTGGATCGACGTTCGCCTCGATATGCCTGATGATTCTGCCTTTAATCAGAGGATGAGTCAGGGACTTGAGCCATAGCCGCACGTTGATTCCAGATACTGTTTTGCGGCATCTCTACACGGACACTGACAAACTGATCGGCCGGAATGTCGGCCGGGTCTCCATCCGCGTAACCTTCCCGTGAGTTCCTCGCAAATGCCGGCGCTGTCGGGTATTCCCGGTGGAATGTTTTTACCAGCACTGACCCGTCGGCATTAACCTCATAGTCCAGCCAGATCAGGGCTTGTCCATTGCGATCTTTAGGGATATCAAACCCGCCATCAATCCCACCCCATTCTGCGTCAGAGTTCATACCCATGCAGCCCTCGATCAGATACTCTCCGGTTTTCATGCGAGTTACGGTACAGCCCTCTGATTCATCGTTAGTCTGGTATGCGCCATCAGAAAATACTTTGATCACCGGAGATGCAGCTTTGAGCGTTCCGTCGCTGGCTTTCGTGGTGTTCTGCGTAGAATAAAGGGTATGCGTCGTTGAGAATCCGACGTTAGCATTACCCAGGATTGTTCCATTGCCCTGACGATACTTCAGTCCCTGAGAGGTTGAGGCAAGCTGCCACGACACATAGCCACCACCCGATGCATCATGCCAGCCACGGAGTGTTAGCATGCCCGTGTAGGTGTCTGCCCCGCTACCGCCACCCCAGCCACTTCCTCCAAGCTGTATGCCAAAAGACATACCGAGCGGGTACTGGGATATAGCGTCGTAAGGGCCGATATTGCGATAATCGCGATGGCATTGCGCCATGACAGCAGCTCCGTTCAGATACGCGGAACCTGGGGAAAACTGCTCATCAACGTTTCGTGTAGCGCTATTTCCCAAACCGACGTTTTATAGATTGCCCTGTGGCAGCCATGCCGATAACTTCACCTGATTTTTTTGCAGAAAATATTGGGTGAAAAACATGCAAATTGGCTACGTAAGGGTGTCAACAAATGACCAAAATACGGATCTCCAGCGACAAGCTCTCGAACGCGCAGGATGTGAACAGGTTTTTGAGGAAAAAATGAGCGGGACGGTAGCGAACCGGCCAGCGCTTAAAAAGCTTCTTCGAACGCTGAATGAGGGCGATACGCTGGTAGTGTGGAAGCTGGATCGCCTCGGGCGAAGCATGCGGAACCTGGTACTGCTGGTCGACGAACTCCGGCAGCGCGGCATCCACTTCAAAAGCCTTACGGACAGCATCGACACTTCCAGCCCAATGGGGCGTTTTATATTCCACATCATGTCGGCCCTGGCCGAAATGGAGAGGGAGTTAATCGTGGAGCGTACCAGGGCGGGATTAGCGGCAGCGCGTGAGAAGGGGCGCATAGGAGGCAGACGACCAAAGCTAACACCGGAGCAATGGGCGCAGGCTGGACGGTTGATCGCAAACGGAGTAGACAGGAAGCAGGTGGCGATTATCTATGATGTGGCCGTATGCACTTTGTATAAAAAATTCCCTGCCTCCAAATTTATCAATAATTTGCCCACTGAAGTAAATTGATAGGCAATATCGGGATTGATCATTTTTACCTTCAAAATAAACTGTATATAAATACAGTGTTTTTTTGTGAGGTAATG